GGGAAGAAGTACACATGGAGGACTAGAGCCACGTTCTATCTGATGAATGATAAGGTTAAGAAACACTTCCTCACTATGTCCGCCACTCCTATGGAGAAAGTCAACGATGCGTGGCTATTCACCATGATGGCGAACAAAGTATTCATGGGCACGCATGTCAATGAGGACACATTCAAGCAGTTCGCACAACTTGTTGATCCACGGCCAGATAAACCTAATAGAGAAGCACTTAAAAGGTTGCGTTCTATTCTGAGTAACAACATAATAAGTTTCCCTTATGTCAAACCTAAGCACAAAGCTATCAATACAGTTTGGCTCGTCGACTTTAGAAAACCTGAACATAAAGTCATCTACGATACCGCTCAACAAAGGTATATTGAGGCGTGCGCCAAGTCGGGGAAGAACACCATGTGGGGTAGATTCGAAGTATTCATTGCGCTTAATAACTTTCGTAAGACAGCGGAGCCAATGCGAGCCTGGGATTTGGCCGAACGAGCAGCCAACAACTACAAATCTGGAACCCGAGCTACAGCTATATTCACTGCTTACAAGGAGACAATCACGGAAGTAGCATTCCAACTGGTGGATAAATATCATATCCCACGAGAGCAAATCTCCATAATCTGGGGCGGAAAGAAGGAATACAAACCAGATGATCTGCTGTCCAAGGAGGAGATAGATAACATCCTGAAGAACCCCAATGTGGGCGAGCTAATCAAGAACAAAGGATTGCTCAAGAAGATACGCATCACGCTACGCTACATGCAAGACCAGCATGAGCATAGTGAATCGGTGGAAGAGCAAAGTTATCGGCATAATCGCCTCAAAGAACTACGCTTGGTGGGTAAGCAATCACAGAACGCGCGGCAGATCGAGATAGATAAATTCCAGAATGGAGAATCTAAAATAGTGCTAGCTACTATCGCCAGCGGTGGTATCGGTCTTAGCTTTGATCGAAATAAAGAATCTTTACTAAGGCGCGAGGGAATCTTCACACCTATCTACTCGGGCAAGGAGTTCCAGCAGGCTCTTGGTAGGTTAGTTAGAAGGGCCAGCATTGATGATGCAGACCAGTTGATCTGCATGTTGCGGGATACTGTGGAGGAATACCATGTTGCACCCATATTGGATGAGAAATTGAAATGCATAGCGGAGATCACCAATAGATCATTCGATATCATCGACTTGCTAACACGCACGGATAAACCCATGAATAAAATAACCGTTAGGGATCAGAAGCAAGCAGCACTAGATGCCGAGAAGGACGATACTATCGTGACGGATTTCGTCAAGGAGAATGAGGATGATGAAGATGATGAAGAAGGAGAAATCATATGAAAGAATACTACCTATTAGTGGATAGTCGCGGCGAGCCATTAGCAGTTTACAGAACTCTTGAAGGAGCGGAAACGAGTAAAGGGTTCTTAGATACCCTTTACGGTAGCACAGCGTTCCCATATAAGATACTAACGCTAGTAGAAAAACAAGATGCAACCCACGAATAACCAATTAGGCCCACGTGGAATAGTCCTTCGGGACACCACATATAAAGCAACACAGTATGAGGAACTCAAGAAACTCACAGCGCAGATCGCTAGCGGACAAGTCACCGGCGCAGATGTCTTCCAGCGCTTGACAAGGAAGAACGTAGAAGTCTCTCTGGACAAGTGGATCACTAACGATCCAGCTATGCTACGCTTGAAGTCTAAAGTGATAGCCATCCAGAAAAACAGTTCTAATCATGATGCAGTGTTGATAACTGGCCCCAGTGGAACGGGCAAAGAGTTAATCGCCAGAGCAATAGGTGATAACGACGAGCCATTCGTGGCGCGGAATTGTGCTGGCATACCTAAGGAACTCATAGCGTCTATATTCTTCGGACATCTACGCGGCACCTTCACTGGCGCGGATAGCGATAGACAAGGAATATTAGTGCAAGCTAAAGCCGGTGTAGTATTCTTAGATGAGATAGGAGACATGCCACTGGAGCTACAAGCCATGCTGTTAAGAGCTATACAGGAACGGGAGGTATGTAGGTTAGGTGCCGTGGAAAGCATACCCATAGCATGTCGCTTCGTGGCTGCCACTAAGTTCGACCTACGAGAACAAGTAGAGAAAGGACTATTTCGCGAGGACTTATTCGCTAGACTATTCACGCACGAGTTACGTGTCACTGGCTTGGAATCTCGTAAAGATGACATCCCATTGATCGCCGCGAAAGGACTTGATACATCTGGGAATCCATTAAACTGGACAGAACCAATCCCGGACTCGGTGTTGCCAGACATCTATCGCTTCAATGTGCGGGGAATACAGACGTTCGTGAGACGCTATAAAACCTATGGATTTATTTGAAGACCCCAAGATGGCTAGTCTAGCTAAGAAATTCTTAGAACAGTCCACCGCTCAGCCCGCTACTAAGAACGTTAGGCGTCCATACTACGCACAACTCTATGGTGAGCAGGTCAAGAAAGTGGTGGACCTAGTGATCTCCACGGGCAAGCCACATAAAATCCATGCCACGCATGTCTCACTCACCACGGTGAGGTTACAATACTATGAAGGGCTACGCTATCTTAAAGAATGCATGGATAGCAATTACCAGGAGAAGGCGCGCTATATCAAGTGCCAGACATACAGAGACTACATAGAGATCGTGCCGAAGCGATATGCGATGGATACTTTGTCCACGCTTTCCACGGATGATTGGAAAGGTGAACTTCAAGACTACTTGGATAACGCCGCGGAGCAGGGTGCGAAGTTCCATAAGGTGGGCATCTTTCTAAGTGGCTCGGATAAGGAGTGGATAGAGAACTTGATATCAGACATCAAACATCTATTCGTCTATCGCTTGGAAGATAATGAGATACACTTCATAAGATACAATGAGTGAATACGTAGTTAGTGACCAGGAGTGGAGAGAACACCGGCGCTATCACGACAGTCTTAGAGACACAGATATTGCTGGTGGCGTGCTAGGATTAAGATTCAGTGGCTACATAGTAGCTCGATCACACTGGTCCACATGGCCTAAACCACCAGCGGCAATCAACAGGAGAACAATGAATGACGATCAAGGAATTACTAGACAAAACACCTGAAGAACTAGCGACAATCCCCACATCACAATTAGAAGCTATATTGCAACCATACTTTCCGGCGGTGCGTAAAGCATTACTGCCGCCAGAGAAGTCACGCAAATCAACAGTCGAAACATCCATGATACAACAACTACTAGAAGCAAACAAAGATGCCATAGCGGCAATGAGGAAAGGAAGGACACAATGAATACATGTTCGCGATGCAGTGGCAGCAAACCTAAATTCCAATGGGAAATGCAGACTAAACAAGGCACTGAGAGGATTGGATTATGCTCTGATTGCTTAGCCGCCCTCGTGCATAAAGCATTAAATAGCGGTATTATCACAACACGAGTTCTTTACAGATTCGTGAAAGGATTACCATTATGAGAATCCCACTAGAAATCTATGTCGTCATCGACAAAGATGGCGACCTGAATAGTATGCGGGCCTTCGCGAATAAGCAGGAGGCAGAGTTCTGTGCTGGTGCGTATGATGTTAACTACCCAAGTATAGCACCCCATGAAGTAGTGCGTTTAATAGAAGCTCCGATGCCATGAAACTCCTCCTAGATAACTCCGCATTAAGTTTGCTCCCCTGCAAGCGACGTTTCCAGCTCGCTGTGGTGGATGGACTTAAAGGACATACATCCGCATCAGCACAGTTCGGGTCTGCATTCCACACAGCCATCGAATACCTGGATAAAAACTTAGGTGTTGATGAAAGCGTGGATAAAACCTTTGAGAAATATCCGGACGTGAATAAGCTGCTGCTCATGCAGACAGTTGCTTTGTTTAGAACCACTAAGAAGCTACCACCACCGATAATCCTTGATGATGGCAAGCCGGCGGTGGAGATTAAGTTCTCGTTTCCTTACAATCATGGCGAGCAGGACATAGAACTTTGCGGCACCATCGACCGCATCCACCTGGACGAAGAGAAAGACATCCTAGTAATCCTGGACTACAAGACCGCCGGTGACGTGACAGACTACAAAATCGCAGCCAAGCTAGATAGTTATTCCCTCAGTTTCCAACTACCATTCTATGTTTTCTGCCTGCTTAATTCCGGCATACTTCCAGCTAGGTATAAAGACTACCTGGTCAACGGTAGATACAGAGTTGAATTGTTAATCGTGTTCTATGCGGCACAGCCACCGAGATTCAAGACGCTATCGAAGCAAGCATTCAATAGCGATTTCATCACGCGTGAAGTTCCGTTGATAATCGAAACACGAGCGAAAGAAGCGATGGACATTGTCGCTTTAGGTTCAAGTCCAGCACCCCATGATGGCATGAACATCTATAAATACTGTGACTATTGTGATTTCCGTAACGCCTGTTTGGTGATGGGCAGTGAAAGAGAAGTAGAATTGCTATCTAGGTTTGAGAAGAAAACATATAACCCAATGGAGTTCAGATAATGAGTGAGTTCATACGAGTAGGTTCAGATATAGTCAACCGAGATGAGCTGGTATACCTCAGCATTGAATATGCAACAATAAAGATGTGGACGAAATCTGATTCAGCCAATCCATACAACGCTAGTTTCGAAACAGAAGAAGATGCGCAACGAGAATTCCTACGACTGGCAGAACAACTATCAAGACCATGACATCCACACATAAAACAATAACAGAACTAGTCCACCAGTTAGTCCGCGACAAGGAAGGAGAACTAGGCCACCGCTTATGCATCGAAGACTTCGACTTCATCACGCAGACTTGCGTGGAGTTGGTAACCAGCAATATTCATAAGTTCGTGGCGGGCAGCAAGGAACACGGTGAAGGTTGTTTCGTGGCTGACGTGGATCACCTAGCAGAACTCTACAACGAACAACTGGACAGCATCAACTATCTAGCAGCAGCACGACACAATAAACGGAAACATGATAGGAGATATTAGTATATGCACATCCCCAAGGAGTCAATAAAATCAACAGCGCCGCACGAGATCATCGCGCTGATCGGAGCACCGGGCAGTGGTAAGACTACCTCTTGCCTGTCTTTCCCTAACAGGATATGGTATGATTTCGATCATAAGCTACCGGCGAACGAGACATCCATTCCCATGTGGGACGCTAAATACGTGGACAGTCAAGCGAAGCGAACCTATGGCAACTCTCCAGCGAACCGCCGCGATGCGTTCAAGAAACACTTCCGGGAGAACCACACACTCTACACAGAAGAACAAACTGTTATCATCGACTCGTGGACCATCATGCAGAATGCCTTCGACCAGCAGACACAACTCGAAGAAGACATGGCAGACAAGCCTAATCCATTCGCCTTCTGGAAACGTAAGGTGCAGTATGCCACAGAGATCATGGAGATGGTCAAAGCGTGCCGGGCTAGAGTAGTGGTGACATTCCATGAAACAGTTGATCGTGATGCTGAAGGAGAACTTACCGGGAAGATTCGCCCCGTGATGGACGGCTCGTTTAAGGATCAACTACTCGGGCATTTCACTGATGTGTGGCGCCAGCTATGCAATCCCTATGAGCGCAACGAGAAGGGCGGCATCGTAATCGCTGAGGGTAAGAAGGCTATCAAAGCAGGATGGTGGTGGCAGCTCATCGGTGACGAGCAAGTGAACACTAATACGAACCCTATCTTGGGCGTGAAATTAAGAGCGGCGAAGATTAAGATGGTGCCTGCTAGTTACGAAGAGATCTTAAAAATTTACAGCACCTAAGATAGGTGGTGTAATACAAAACAAAACACACAAAACAAAACATAAATGAAAATCAGTAAAACAGATACCATAATGGGCGGCGGTAAGTTCGAGTTGCCTAAAGGTTGCTATCGCGCTCGCGTGACGGGCACGTCATTCGGCAAGAGCAACTCTGGCAATCCGATGACCACGCTCAATGCGGAAATCGTGGAGCCGGAGAGTATCACTATTGATGGCGCCGATCAGCGTATCGCGGGCATGTCATTCAAACTCTACCTCGTGCATGTGCCCTCATTGGTAGGTAAGCAGACAGAATCCTCCCAGTCACAAGTGTTCCGCTTCATGGACAAGCTCAAGGTAGAATACGACGGCGAGGAATACGACACGGACGCACATGCTGAATACTTCCTCGGCATGGAGTTCGACATCATCTTGTCCAGCGAGGAGGCAATCAAACGGTTGCCCGCAGACAAGAGCAAAGGTGAGAAGATCGGCGCACCCATACTGGACGGCGAGGGCAAGGAGATCTCTGATGGCTGGCGCATCAATGCGAACATCTCAGATGTGCTGGAGAACTGTAGGCCTAGTAGGGCGGAAGTTCCATACTAACATGACAAAGAACTACAAAGTATCGCTATCTATAGTAGTCAAGCTGGACGAGAATGATGTTGCCTACTACAAAGATAACGAAGGAGATGCGATCGAAGCTCTAATAAACGCAGACAAAGTAACACTAAGCTTCGAGGAAACACAGGAGCCAGCGAAAGCTGACTGGTCTGGTATCGCTGGCGACAGCGAAGAATAACTAACAAGTGCGCACGGGCACATAACCACTCTGCCGCTGTGACCAGGAGTGGTTCTCTTTATGAATCTACCCAAATTCCAAGATGAAAAGATGGAGATTAGAAACCTAGTGGGCTTACTAGCGGGGCTAGCTGTCATTATCTTCTGTCTCTACATGGGCTTCCGTGAGAAAGAACCAGAAGTATTAGCCTGGCGGAACTCCATGTTATTCACCACGTCTGACAAGCCAGATGGCATACAGTTCATGATCGAGTTTGGCTTCCGTAGTGATGGTGTAATATTATGGAGACGCTCTGGTATTATCGTGCCAAAAGGTGAAGAACTTAAAGGACTGCGCACCAATGAAGCAACGCAAGCTCAACATTAAGAACCGCTCCGGCTATCGTGGCGTATCGTGGCATACGAAAAGTCAGAAGTGGTTGGCCACCTATTGCATCAATGGAAATCGTTACTACTTAGGTTACCATGCTACAGTTGAGCAGGCACATAAAGTGCAGCAAGCGTATATCGCAGCATTCAAACACCGATGAGAACCCCTCCATCAATAGCCTACAACGGCTTGACTATCGTAATCGACAAGCCCAGTAGATTAGATAAAGACCACCTACTCTCTGGTGTAGCCGGCCAGTGGATGGAAGATGAAGTCATCAAGCCTTTATGCCTAGCTGGTTGCGACATTAGAGATACGAAATGTTGGGACGAGTTCATCCCAGGAACTAAATACCTAGCTTTGCTAGGCCCACTAGCAGCCAAGCAATATCACGGCGACGTTAGTAAGCACGGGTATCCACATTATGTTAAAGGCATCCGCACAGTGGTAGCTTACTATCCACAGGATTGTTGCGACCATAGAAACATCGAAGGAGCCGGCGATGATGACGATGACGATGGCGGTAGCGAGCGTGATACTAAAGATGCAAGTCCGACCAAGAGAGGAAACCACAGATTCTGGACAGCTTGGCACGTCCAGAAATTACTGCATGGAGTTCCAGTTAATGAAGGCAGGCCGAACGTGCATGTATATCCTTCAAGTGGTGAGCTAGTTAAAGTCCTTAGCACTATTAAGAATGAAGACCTTTATCTCGACATTGAAACGTCAAGGCAACATCGCGCAATCACGTGTATTGGCTTCTCTTCCACATCGCTTTTCCCTAAAGTTTATGTTGTGCCTGTCTATAATTATTCTGGCGGACTTGCTTACCGTGACTTCTCTACTATTTATCGTGCTCTGGCTGTGGCTCTCTTGAAGAATACAGTGGTAATCCACAACAGTATGTTCGATCTAACGGTGCTCCACGGATTCTATCGCTTTCCATTACCATCACGTATTTACGATACGATGCTAGCCAATCACCGAGCATTCCCAGAAGTGGAGAAATCCTTATCCCACGTAATCGCCCAGTGGACCTGGCAACCTTATCATAAGGACCAGATATGTGAAGCCTTCAATAGTAAAACTGAACAGCAACTCTGGCAATACAATGCTAAAGATGTTTTCAATCTCAAGCTTATCAAGGATGCACAACTTAATTACGCAAAGGATAAGCCTGGACTCCTGGACTCCATAGCCCAGGCCAACTCTATGGTCGGCCCGTATCTAGCTAACACTCTAACAGGCCTACGCCTCAACCGTGTGCAGCAACTGGAAACATCTACGCATTTAACCCTAGCGGCGCAGCAATATGCTAGGATTTGCTCCATACTAGTAGGTAAAACATTCAACCCTGGCTCACCGCCGCAGTGCAAAGCTTTCTTCCACGATGTGTTACATTACCCAGTAGTGGCCAAATCCGATACTGGTGGCGCGAAACTTGGACGAAAACAATTCTATCAACTCATGCTGAAACATAACAACCCATTGATCCCGGTAATTCTACGCTATCGCAAGGCCGCAAAAGACCTATCAATGCTGAACTGTGAACTGTGGACACAGCCATGAGAAAACAAGTGGCTATAGAATTTCGCATAAAGCCAGAGCTACGAGAACGTTGTGCATGTAAAGCATTCGACAATCAATTTCAATGGCAGAAATATGAAACAATGCTGGTGGATGAAGAACGAGACGTTACTTCATTACTACCACCAGAAGAAAGAATATTTGAATTCAGAATAAAAGGACGGCAATGACACTAGAAGAAATCCAAGAAGACATGATCCGTATCAACGGCGAGCATAATAAAATCTATGCGAGCTACGAATCGCTACGCATGGCTTGCCATGATAGACATTTACCATATTATGAAGTGTGGTATTCACGGTTGTCGAAGGCGCCACGATATATCACACGGGATGAATACGATTTGAAAGAAGAGAAAGGCAAGCTAGTAATCACAGATATGGAAAACAAACAAGAATATCTAATGTTTTATGGAGCAAAACCATGAAAGACTACCCCTCATGGGCCATGTTAGCGGAAGACTACTACGCCCAAGACTTCATCCCATTCCCGGCAATCGTGCAGCCCAAATACAATGGCGTGCGTGCTAAGTGGGACCATAAGGAGAAGCTATTCATCTCCCGGCAGGGCAAAGTGTTCCCGCGCCATATCATCCCACATCTATACACCGAGAAGCTAGACTTCGATCGCACCGTATCGCAAGATGGTGAACTCTATAGTCATGGAATTCCCTTCCAAGAACTCTGTGGCATGTTAGTCCAGCACCGTATCATCGCCCATCCAGATGCGTGGAAGATTAACTTCGTGCATTACGATAATATCTCTAGCATGCCGGCGAATCTACGTGTGCCTAGTGGGTCGTTCAAAGTAATCCGCAATAAGCAGGAACTTGAGCAGCAGCTAGCAGACTACATTCAATGTGGCTACGAAGGCGCCATGATCAGACATTTAACAGCGCCATATCATGTTGGCCGCACTGCTGCTCTACTCAAGATGAAACCTTTGCAGCAGGAGAACGTAGAAATATCAGAGTTCGTCGAGGGGAAAGGGAAATTCAAAGGTTCACTAGGTGCATTCGTAGTGATACGTAAAACTGGAGAACGCTGCTGTGTAGGCGGCGGCAACATCACCGAGAAACAACGACAACATGTATGGAACAACCAGAGTTCTTTTCTTGGAAGGACTATCACAATAAGATACACCGAGCTGTCAAAAGCGAACGTCCCCTTGCAGCCGAAGCTAGTGAATTTCACATTGTAAGCGCCGCTGATCCACGCGACAGTATATGGGAACTACTACCGGAACCACATGGATGCAAACTAAGAAGGATCAACTTAGATGTGCTAGAACTAATCGCCGTAACATTTGAATCCAAAGATGCCACGTGGGAAGAGTGGTGTATCCTAGACCATGAGCGAAAGTATTTAATAAGGAGATGGCATGATAGCGAATAGAATAACTACTGGATGGAAACTTTCAGGTACAAAGAATTTTCGATTAGCATCTGCTAAGATGTTAAGTTATTACGGCGCTAACCTCCAGAATCCTAGCCCATCCTTGATGCAATGTATCATACCAGATGAAGGTAAAATATTCCTACAAGGAGATCAAGCCGGCGCTGAAGCTTTAATCGTAGCCTACGAGTGCCGCCGAGCTAAGTTCCGCAAGCTCTTTGAACTAGGAGTGAAACCACATAGCTACACTGCGCTACAGATATTCACAGAGAAGTTCAAAGGTGGGCACCCAAGTGACCGCTACAAAGGTGTGGACCCAGAAGTAATCGTAACGTACCCTGAATATAAGGAGCTATTCAAAACCTTGAAGAACTCCGAGCGGGAATACAAACTCGGTAAGATGGTGCGGCACGCGAAGAACTACAACATGGGGCCCCGGACATTCCAGGTCAACTGCTTGGAACAAAGTGAAGGTGAGATAGTGCTGAGCTTTAAAGAAGCGAAAGACTTCCTCGGCATTGACGACACAGTATTCCCAGAGATTGCAGAATATCATGCAATCATTAACGCCAAGCTGGCGGCCGATAGAACTCTGCACAACTTATTCGGATACCCACGGTATTTCAGCGGACTATGGAGTGACTCATTGAAACGAGATGCTTATGCCTTCATCCCTCAATCTACGGTCGGAACCATTACTAACCTGGCGTTCGTGGAATTGCATCATAAGATTCAAAAGGAACATTTGCCGTGGCAGGTGCTTAACAATAAACATGACAGTGTTCTCATACAGGTTCCAGATACATCTGAACATGTCGAGAGTGGTGCGGCGGTATTGAAGGGCGTGTTGGAGCGGGAGTTAGTATCGAGTAGAGGAGAGCACTATAAGATGAAGGCGGAGATTGCTAAAGGATATAATTGGGCCAAGTGGCATGAGACGAATAACCCGGATGGTATGAAAGAATTCGCATGACCAACTATGAACGCTGGCTTTTATACACGAAAAACCTTCCCTCTCCAAATAGTTATATCAACTTCGGTTTCTACTTCATAATATCCGCCGCTCTACAACGCCGAGTGTGGTTCTATTCGGAATCCATGCCAGTGTTTCCGAATCAATACATAGTATTCGTCGGGCCACCGGCGGTGGGTAAAGGATTAGTGTTAGGAGCTATCAGTCATTTCCTGAAATTCCATAAGGACTCGTCACGGCCTACGATTAAAACCTCCACCGGCACGGAGCATCAATTACTCTTCCCCAGCGGAGCGGATAACATAACTTTCGAGCAACTGCTCGCTAAGCTCGCATCATCTGGTCGCGTGATAATGCGCCCCGATAAATCCTTCTACACGCACACATCTATCTGGTTCGTGCTGGAGGAACTCTCTTCTTTATTCCAGCGTAAAACAGAGGACGTGGTGAAATTCCTAGTCAATGCCTACGACTGCAAAGAATATGATAAAGAAACAAAACATCAGGGCCAAGACCTCATTCGGCGATTATGTCTCAATTTCATCGCTGGCACACAGATCGACTTTCTCAAGGAGGCGCACAAGCATAAGATATTTGGACAGGGATTCTCCAGCAGGACTCTTATGCTCTTTGAGAACAACAGACGATTCGATGCCTTCCACATCAGCGGCGAGACAGACGAGCAAAAGGCCGCTAAGACTGCTATTCTGGATTGGCTTCGCAAGCTTGCTGGTGTTTACGGGCCGATTACTTATGGGCCAGCAGTGACTGAATGGCTGGATGCGTGGTATGTTAACGACCACGTGAAGAAAGAACTTGGCGCTGGCGATCGCATGAGGGACTACTTAGGCCGCAAGAAAGTCATCTTATTGAAACTCGCAGCGGCGATACATTTCGCGGAGAGCCTAACAATGGAGATTGAACTACCATGTGTGGTTAGAGCCGTGGAATTGTTGGACTCTGTGGAGGATAACATGCGTGCTGGACTAGCCTTATCGGGCAGTAATGTATTACATATCCCCAGCCGGAAAATCTTAGCCTACATTAAGCAGCGTAAGGAAGTCAGTAAGGCAGAGATCGTATTGGAATTCTCCAGCGATCTAAACATTGAAGAGATAGAGATGTGCTTGAAAGAATTAGAAATAGGTTGCGGGTTAAAACACAAGGTGGATAAAACAAGGAAAACAATATACTACTTATGAAGATCAAACGTGAAGAAGTAAAGGAAACATTAGGTGATCTCGATCCAATGCCGTATGGTAAACATAGAGGAATTCCAATGCAAGATGTGCCTGCTAGCTACCTACACTGGCTGTGGCACAATGGTCTGAGGCATGAGAAGAATGCACCAGTGCATAAATACATAGTGAATTCTATGTCGGCGCTGGAGGTAGAGAACCCTGATCTAATCTGGTAATATGAAACAATGCCCTTGTAAAACCTGTAAATATACAGCTCGCAGATTCATCTCGATTGCTATGCACTACCTACGTGTGCATTATGGAAATAAGAAAAGCAAGAAAGTATGACAAATACCGAAACATATTTCTACTTGGTCAAAGAGTTCATGAAAGCCTTCGACCAGCGATGCTATCGCTTCACGTCTGATGTGCCAGATAAAACCTTGAAGCTGCGGGCGGACTTAATTGACGAAGAAGATAAAGAATACGATGAGGCTAGAAATAAGGGTGATAAAATAGGAATACTAGACGCCCTCTGTGATCTAGCCTACGTGACTGCTGGCACTATGATCACCTGCGGATTGATGCCTATTCCTTATAGTGCTAAAACAAATAAGACGCTAGTCTCTATGGACCCCGAAGCTAGCTACACTATTGAAGAATGTAGATTAGGCATTCCGTGCCACAAGCGTATGTATAGATATTCCAATCGCTTACTGGCCAAGATAGATGACCTTGGCTACGCAATGAACTTAATCGAAGCGTTCAAAGTAGTCCACGAAAATAACATGTCAAAGCTCTGGACCGCACGACCAGATGATAAAGAGCTAATCGTGATCCCTAAAGGCCAGAAGTTCTTAGTGAAAAACAAGAATGGCAAGGTAGTAAAACCACCTTGCCATGTGCCCCCTGATCTGTCTAGGTTTATCTCCTAGTAGCTTCCTGCGCCGCGCGTTGGAATAGCTCCCTCTTCTTAATCGTTTCATCCTTATCGCGCTGATACGCAGCTTCCGCCGCTTCTGGCCCTTGAAGCTCGGCAATGAATCTGTAGTAGTTCGGATCAGGGCGCACGGCGCTTGTTGGGCGTGGTAGTGGATTGCGAGTTGGATACATCGGAGCCTTCTCTATACGACTACGAAATATCTTCGCCAATCGCTCTGCATCATTGCTACGATACGCGCCAGACATCGACAGTGGGTCACGCACCCCATAGTCACCCTTGCTTTCTGGTGGCAGCACACCTACTCGGCGGGCAATATTCTCTTCACGCTCGCCGGTAGGTGGTTGCTGACTTAACATACGTAGGATTTGCACTTGCTGTAAAGCAGTCTCACCAGCGTAAGTAGCTAGGTCGCCTAGCTCAGCTTCTCCATTACGATAGTGCTGGCCCCACTGGGAGAAACGTTCGATAATATCCACCGCGAGTTGGAATGCTGGCTGGCCAAAACCATGTGGTGTTTCACCTTTCCATGTTTGCACAGCCATGAATGCCAAGCTGCCTAAAGCACCAGCATATCCAGCTGCCTCGATTCTGGAGAAAAGTTCGTAGGCTGTATCTTCTTTCCCGCCTAGTTTAAGATACTCTGCCCAAGTCATCTCCCTTGGCTTGGCTTCTGTGATCTTCTCTTTGAGATAGTTAAACACCGGTGTTGTTAGCGCCATCGTAGCGGTCAACGAACGCAACAAAGGACCAACATTTCCCTCTTTAGCTGGCGTGTATGCGTCACGATACCAGCGGTTGAACTCTTCTATGCTCCAGCGATACAGCGGGGCGGTGGCTTGCAGGACTTTATTGTCTCCGGATTTCAGTGCAAAATTAGGCAAGCCTTCTGCACCATAAGTTCCACCGCTGGCACCAGCCATACGTGCGCCGATGTAATCGAATAGCTCTTCAGGATTCTCAGCAGCCATCTTGCGCCATTCAAACGGTCCCCACTTCTCTAGGAATTTCTCGTTGGCTTTGATGAAGTTATCCCGCGCTAAGCGTTTTCCGTAGGCAAATCCAAGCTGGCGATTAGCTGAGGAGATGCGCTCTGTGGCTGTAATACGATGTATGCCGGTGCGCAGCCCGTCGGTCAAGATTCCCTTGATGCCTTCTTCAGCGTCGTCCACGATTGTCATGGCGGCATTACCTTTAGCACGCAGGCCACCGGCGGCCATAGCCTCGTGCTTTACAGATTTCTTGAAAGCATCCGCAATAGTTGGCAAAGCCAAGCGCACGTTCTGTGGAATGGTGCCGTGTGTCGCCATGAACACCGGCAAACGTAGTGTATCACGCACAGCAGACCACGTAGATACCAGTGTGGATGCCACAGTAGATGTCATCTTTTCCAGCATCTGCCCACCAGGATTCGAATATCCTAAATAGTCTTTGTGCATCGCCGCGGTATCCTCACTCTGCAAGATATTCGACTCAATAGGATTGCCAGCATCGTCCAGCACTTCATCGGGGACTTTATCATTGCGGCCCATATCCTCTAGGCCTAATCCTTTAGCTAATTGTGGATCGCTTTCAATGTTCTTGTGCCACGAATAATCCTGGAAATGCCTGGAGATGTCCCGGTCTAATGCATCTATAGCATTCATCCTCATTGATTTCGGTAGTCCCACACCTAAAGCGAAGCGATTGCCGCGGAACTGCATGTTGATATTCTTCTTATCGACCTGCGGTATGGATTTCAGCTGCTCGAATATCTTGCCGGCCACTTCTTCGGTGCGGCCTTGAGACACCTGGAAGGCTATGAAGTCATTGCGCAATCTATTGTATTCATCGCCATATCGAGTGGCGTTGTTCAACACCTTTCTTGCACGGCTATTCATCGCCTCGGGAAAGAAATGCTCAGTCATTATCGCTGGCCGCTGGAACTGGTTGCCTTTCGCGTCGAAGTCTGTGATGTAGGCGCCCATGACTTTCTGCATACCCGTGGTGTCTATGATCTCTCGCGCCGTGTTGATATGCTCCTGCTCTAGCTCCGTGGGCTTGACATCAGATGGCTCATTGTGCTTCTTCGCATAGACGTAATCGGAGATTCTATCTATCTCAGCGGCGCTAAGCTCGCTTTTCATCTCCTGCATGGCCTGCTTAAAGGGCGCCTGCTTGGCGGCATCAACTACCATCTGCTCGTATTTCTTGACGTGGCGATATTCCAGTGGGTGGCCAGTAGCCAGCTTGCGCTGCACTGAACCTTTAGTCATGTCATAGAGCTGTTTGATTCCGAGGTATTCGCCAGCTTTGAAAGGGGCGCCTATTACGCGCTTTGCACCTGCTTTGAGATCGGCCATCGTTGGTAGCTTAGCTGGGCCAGCACCACCAGCTTCCATAGCGCGCTGGATTTCTGGGCCTGGATTGATGATAGAACCAGACTCGCTCTTTGCGCCAATAGCTCTCTGCATTCCTGCACCTATTGATCCTTGTTCTGCTGGCCCTGCCACACTAAACATTGGATCACGACTATTGTAATGCACAGCGATATAAGGATCGCCATTACCACGATATGCTTGCTCTACGACTACACCACCTGGTGGCAGCTTCACACGTTGCCCAGGGAGAATCCCTTTTTCTCCGTGAAAATCTCCAGCACTTGGACCTGTTCCTGTTGTTCCTGTTTTTAGATTTATAGGATTGTATTCAGCATCTGACCTGATGAATACACTATCACTATCATTGAAATCGAGTGAGTTGATCTTATAATTTGTGTTTGCCCAATCTGCTACATATTTGTCAACACGATCCTTGACTAGCTTGGGTAATAAGTCAGTGTTCTCCTTTGAGAGTCGGAGTTTTCTATTCTTTACACGCTCTGACAATATCGTGAACGGGTTCAATACTGCACCAGACTCTTTACCCTTCTCCATAACGGCCTTGATGCCGGAGCCTATAGAAGCTGGATTCTTATATGCCTCTCGTTCTGCTATCAACGTAGCCATCTCTTTCTCCATCTTTTTAAGATTTCGAAGTGCAACTTTATCTGTTGATCCAGCAAGTCGTGGACGCAGATCATCAATACGATCGGCCAATGTATTGATCCGAAAGTTACGTTGTTCCTCTGGCGTGCGCACCTTGGTTACTGATTCTGGTAGCACATGCGTCGGCCCCTTAGGTCTTGTGTCTTCTGTGACTCGGCCTTGTATAGCTGCCGATCCAGGCTTCTCCAGTTCTGCCAGTATTCTAGCAGCCTCTTCACTTGACTGCTTACCTGGCGCTGGGCGAGCAGCAGGTAGCTTAGTTGTTAGAGGAGCTTCCTCCACCGCCGATGTAACCGGCGACGCTTCAGCAGGCTTCTGCTTGAGCACTATTCCACGGGGCTGGCGTGGTTTCTTAACCTTCGGAGCAACAGGAACTACAGGTTCCACAACATCGTCACCCACACCACCAAGCTCGTCAGCCGCTTCTCGTGCCGTGGCTTCTAGGTCGGCTTTGATTTCCTCTGGCGTTATCTCCTTAACAGGAGGAATTACTTCCTCACTTTGTGCCTGCTTAATCTCCAGCTTCGGCGCTGTGCTAGCGGGTGGAGCTTCATAGGTAACAGCCGCACTAGGCGCCGTTACTTTCGCCCCAGTAGACCTGATAAAACTCTCTAGCGTAGCCACCGGAATAGTCTGCTTCTTGCCACCCTGAATGATCTCCACCTGATCGCCAACTGTTTGGCCCACGGTGTAGTGATTACCTGTCTCGTCCCCTATTTCGACCCTAGTGCCGGGCGGAATAGCGGTTACTTCTTTCGGCGGCTCGACTGGCGCGACTGCTTTGATAGCGGCTGGGACACTGTCTGCGGGGCTGGCTGGCTTGGTAACACTGGATTCTGCGACGGTTGGGCTTGCCGCTTCTGGCTTGCCATATAGAGATCCGAGTTGGTCGTTCTCTGCCCAGATTTTGATGAGTTCTGGCTTGATGGTTTTATCATGGAGTATCTTTCCTTTTGAGGTTTCAGTTATTACCGTGCCTTCTGGCGCGGCTAGAGTGTCAGTGGCGGAGAGGGGAATAGCGTAGCGTTTTCCTGCTGCGAGATCGGCTAGTTGGCCGGCTAATTCGGGAGCTAGTGGTGGAGGTTGGGCTGCGGCGAGAGTAGGCTCAGCAGGAACTGCTGGTTTCGCCACAGTCATTCCTTCTGCTGCAATAGATGCAAGAACATCTTTATCGGTGCCTGGACTCTCTACGTTAGCTGGCGGGATTTGTTCCCCTTCTAATCGAGAACGAAGTTGCTGGCCGTAACTACGACGAACTTTATCAATAGCATCTGCCTGCGGCTTCTCCGGCGCCATGCGCGGCGCGAAATGTTCTTCGAAACTGGTGCCTCTAATGCCAGGAATAGCAGATGTAATCTTGCGCTCTAGGTTTCTTATGGAGCGATTTGGAGTAGATTGGAAAGCACCACTTCCGGCGGCGATTAGACCGCGCACTGGATCGTATTCACCTGTTGTGGCATATTGTAAAGGTATATCAATACCAAACTGCAACCCACCCATCTGCGCCGCACGTTTTAACGTGCTTGGAATCGTCATTAAACCACCACCACCCGCTGGACTAGCACCTAGAGAAGTCAACATCGAGGCATAAGGAGATGCTTGTATGTCTCCCTCGCGGCGGCGTTGGAAGTCTGCTATAGCACTGCTGGGCCAGCGATTTGCGGCACCTTTTAAGAGATATTCTTGTAAGCCAGAAGCGGCTAAGCCACCAACTATATTGCCGCCAATGATTCCAGCAGTAACACCAGCGGGAACAGTGGCAGGTGCAGCAGGACCGCCAGCTAAACCAGCACCACCACCTAACACAGCTCCAGCTCCAGCACCAATAGCGCGTCCCGCTAGCAACGGAGGAATAGCGCCAGCGATACTGCGAGCAGCAAAGCCTAACTTTGACTCGCTCTCGTCACCAGCTTCCGCTAGGTCGCCAGTGTCCTGATCTACGACAACATTTCTAGTCTCTGTAAGACCCTTACTGCGTAATTGCGCAGCTTCCTCTGTGGTTATTCTTCTCCAGCGTGGCATATTATGGGGCGATTGGCTGCATATCGAGTTTGATGCCGGGGATTGGGCGAATCTTACCAGGCACCACCTTTAAGCCTGGGAAGTTAGTGATTGCGGAAGATGGGCCATAAAGAACACCGGACACACTACCATCGGGGCGTAGGGTTTGAACCTCTCTTAACTCTTTTAATGTTTGCGCAGGCGATTCAAATCCGCTACCGCGAGGAATATTGGCAGCGGCACTAGCTGCTGGATTATCAGCTACAAAGGCAGCTTTACTAACCTCTGCCCTATTGCTCTCCCTAGCTAAATCCGTTATAGCGCGTGGATCAAGAGAAGATGTAGCCAGCACCTCATTGGCTGCCTTCTCTGCCGCAGCTTGTGAACCCAGAGTAGCAGCTTGCTGCGCGGCAACGGTAGCATTAGTGATCCCAGGCATCTGCGCATTAAGAGCAGCAGCTTCTAGTTCGCTCTGTGCTTGGCTCTTAGCAAAGCCAGCATTAGCGCTAGTGACTCTAAGCTGCCCCTCTTGAGTCTTAAATGGTGCGGCACCTAAAACCTCCTTCAAAGAATTCTCTTTCGTTGCTGTATCGAGTTGTGCGGGCACTACAGTCATTTTCAATACTTGCTCGTCTCCCAGTCTAGCAGCTTCCTCTGGAGTTTTACCCTGTAGAATAGCTAATTCCTTGGTGCTATTACGTATCAATTCACGTAGTCTCTCTTCTTCAATTCGCTTGGCCTCTGTCTGGGCACCACCAGTCGCTCTGATCTGCTCTAGTTGATTGGTGGCTGTAATGTTCTGAAGCAGTAACTTCTGCTGGTATTCATTGTATTGCTGTTCACGTGCGAAGTTACGAGCCTTTATTCCTTCTACCTCCCTTCTACGCGCGCCGCGTAATCCAAGACCACCAAGGAAATCCAATTCACGTAGCTTGGACCATTTACTCTCTTGCTCCATCACTGGTGGAGCGATTGCTGAAGTTGGTTGTTCTGGCATATAAGTAGTTATTTAACCGAGTCCACCGATGATTCTTGTGAGTGATGAGACTTTATCAAAAGCATCTTTCTGTTTGCTCAAAGCCGTGCGCTGTGTCGAGCCTATCTCGCTTAGTAGGTTATTGCCGAAGCCAAATGTGGTGTCCAGCGCACTAGTAGCGTTATTTGCTGATGGAGTGCTAAGGCGAGAATCACCAGTGTTCGAGGTTAGTGGCCGGCGAGTGGCTATCTCGAATCCGGTCAACCCACTTTTCAAATTAGGAAGCGCGCTACTGGCCATCGTCACTGCTTCACCAAAGTTCTTCCAGCGATTCGTGGCGGCATCACCGAATGTCTGTGCATTCTTAATCGTGCGCAGCGCACTAGGTGTAACTGGACCTTCACGCGCCGAGATGCCGCGATTGATCTGCTCGATCTCCGTGGGCGTTAGCTCCGTGGGCGAATAGGAACCTAGAAAGTCAGTGATCCCCTTACCTACCGCCGCACGAGATGCGTAGAATTCAGGATCAAGAGCACGCTGCTCGGCATCTGCAAGCCCTACTAGTTCGCGACCAGGACCTTCAGCTAGTTGCCGTTCTGTTTCACTTGCAGCTAAAGCATTATCCCTGGCTATCTGCGAGCCGATGCGATTCGCCTCGGGGCCGTAGTCAGAGTAGACTTGATTCTGCAAAGCGGCATAAGCTGGTGCGTCACGCTGTTCGATAGCTAAGGTTTTGGCAGCAGGATATTCCGCAACATCGCTCAGCGCGCGTATCGCGTCTGGTCCATATTGAGTCAACGCCTGTAGCATACTCGACGTTGCCTCATTGGACATTTTCACGCCTTTATCTTGTCCCATCTTGGCCTCCAATCGTTATTTTCTTGTTGTTTCTCATACCAATAAATCCCCAGTCGGGGTGATCACGTTCCACAGCATTCACAAACATCCAGAAACCGTCTTCAATGCAGATGATTTCATAGACATACATCATTTTCGCGGCGTAGAGTTTCTTTGCCACTGAAACTCCTACTAGGCGTTCGTCCTTGGCGGTGGTCCACAGTGTTTTGTTCTTGTCTGCGGCCACCACTATTCTGCCCCACTCTTCCCACGTGCGCGCAACGTAGCGTTTCCGCTTGTCGAACTGCGTTTGATGTTTGTAGCAGAAGTCTGCTACTTCCTTGAGTGTGAAGGGCTTCATGCATAGAGTAGGAAAGAATCTAGGATTGCGTTAGCGGTGTTTTTGAAGGTCAATTCGCAGGTGACGGGATCAGCTTTTATGTGGAGAAATCCATACTCGCTACTGCTTCGGAAAGCAGATTCGGTTGACGGTTGAAAGCTTCCAAGATTGTGTCCGCCCACACCCGTCGAAAGATACGGAAACCCTGATACCGAGAGTCGCTCCATAACACCGGGGCGTCCCGATAGGACAGCACTGGCGCCCCACTTCTTAAAGGGGAGGCGTAGAGCAGTGTAGCCAGGATAGTTGAGTGCTTCATTGGAGTATGGTGGTTCGGCGATGATTACTAGTTTGAAGGGCTTTGTAGAACTACTGAGTTCTTGGCGGAGCCACGCCGCTTGCGCCGAGGAAATATCATTTCCATCTGGCTCGCTTGTAGGGCCAGTAGGCACGCCATTAATTAAGATTGCGTTAGCAGCCGTCCATCCACCGTTGTAGAAGAAAACGTCCACATAGTTGAAGGATTGCTTGCGATACCGCGGGATGCCGAAGAAGTTGAAGAATTGATTTCCTAAGTCGGCGCCGTAGTCTATATCCCCCACGCCAGGGTAGAATGGGAGCTTCATAGGCAGCCGCGCAAGCTGGCAATCACGAAGAGTTGCTAAGGGATATGCATGATTACCGCCGCCAATGATTCTTGTGATCTTGGAGTTTCCTTGTATCGCGGCGAGAACAGCCCTGAAATTCGTAATGTCGCGTAACGCAAAGTTTGCTGCACCAGAACCTTCCACGGCCACTGTGTTCGCTGGAGCCGTGAAGATTCCCTCCTTGTTAACCACAAGGGAACCCGATACAAGACGCCCGATACCTTGGTATTCATAGATATGGCCTTTGGTTACCTCCACGCAGATGAAACCATCCTCAAAATTAGAAGAGGGATCAAGTAGTTCTTGATATCCAGTGTTGCCAATAAAGGCGAACTCCTCTGGCTCGATGTTTTCCTGGATTGACATGCCCACATTCTCAGATTTCTGTATTTCCCCATCTATAGCCAGCTCACTAAGCTGGCCGTTGAAGTTCCACTCCACCATGACGCCGACATTCCAGGCACGAGCTTTATTGATGAACTGCCAGCCTATAGGGAATGATTTCTCCGCAGAGGTGAATGGCGTGGGCAGTGGCGGATTATCTGTATATCCAGATGCTGGCACTTCTATGACTACTTCGCTGTGCTTAGCGCCATCGGCATAGAGTGAATACTTAACTTGCCCGGCAGATTTGACGTTAAGAAACACACCGTCCACCATGAAAGTCAGGGATTGGCTATCTGCCTCCGGTGGTGTCCATTCACCGAGATAAACTCGTGTGGTATTCACTGCACTTCCAGCGAAAGCTTCGAAGATTTCATTCTCGTGCGTGATGAAGAATAGTCGCTCTTGGCCTGCAATCCTTGTGTTGGCAAATTGCTTAACATGGCCGAATGATAAGTCAAGACTGGTCCAAGTTCGGCGGATGGTATCATATACTAACGCCCCATATCCGAAGATGGTGTTGACTGCGAAGAATCCGTAGTCGTCATGATTAACTGCACAGGTATCTGATTGCGGGTTAAGAAGAAGGCCACGAATCTTCGCGCCCAGTGGGAAATTATTACTCTCACGCTTACTTTGGGCCACGGCATTGAAGGCATGAATCCCTGATTGCGTGATGAATGCTGTGTCCTCCAATATGTCGATAGAGGAGAGTTCATTGATGGCGCCGACTGGGAATAGATAGATTGGATTTGCATAAGGCTCACCGAATATTGTGTTGGTATAGTCTAATTCCAAAACGAAGGTCGCATACAGTGTGGATACCAAGATTTGCCCGGTGCTCAGGGCACGCAGCGCAGTGATGTCATTGTAGGACACCGTTATGGACACAGTATCAGCCTCACCAGCTTTCTCCCCAAGAGAATCTATATTAACCACGAAATCACTAGTGCGGCCCGAAACAGACTGGAATATAGACTTTCGATCCGTAGAAACGAGCCATAACTTATTCGCTGCCACACAGGGCAGCACGCCAAACGGCACGTATTGCGGAATATCCTTAGTCCAGGTGCCATAATCGGCTAGCGTAATCACTGTGCCATCTGGCGCAATAGCCTGCGGACGATTCACTGGCGGAATATCAGTCGCCACTCCTTCGAACACAAACAATGCCTGTGTGAAAGCAGCTATCGTATTGTTGTAAACACGGGATGTGTCATCAGGATTTCCACTACGGTTGAAGAGATTACTAGTCGCCGGGACAATCTCCGCATAGAGACGTGATACGTCGGCGTCCATCGCTGTCCAGCCGGCAAGAGTCTGGAAGTTAATCGGATCTTCTGTGATGTCTGCATAATAAGCCACGCCGGAAACGAAGAGAACTAGAATGTCTCCAGAAATGTAAAGACCTTGGTAGTTCCCGTCCGGCGCAGCTAAAGCTAAGTGCTTGTTCGTGGGCTCGATAACATCCCTACGAGCGCGCCCATTGATTAACAGGCTATAGCTATCCTTAGGCGTCTTCGTGGAGTCGAGTTCCGTGTCGAGTCCAGCGATAAAATTAGACTGTGAGAATAAACTCATAGCTTGCCGTAATACAATGTTTCCATGTGGGATCGACCAACGTCGAGTTTCTTCTCCACTGATTGCTCGTTATAGTGGAAACCCTTTAACATCGCAGATGCCTTGCCTGCGAACAGATCAGCTTTCTGCTCCTGTCCATCTTTAGGCAACATGATCCACTCCATAGTTTTCGCCATTAAGACTTCTTGGTAGGCTACAGGGGTTTCGTCGTAATGCAGATATGGCGCCGGTTTCTTGTAGAGAATGTCGAAACAGCGGCAGAAGTTGCAGATTTTGAAACAGTCATCGGTAATCTGCACGATCGTGTTAGCGGCCTCGAAGGCGTTGTTTGGAACAATAGCGAGAACTGAATCGTCGGCGGCCAGGACACGTAGATCGTTATCGGTGATTGTGTTTTTACTGATTGCTTCGAAGTCGGAGTAACGATTGACGGATTCATGTGTGGTGTCTCCGATTTCGAAGGTTACTTGCTCCCGCACTCCAGCGCCGCGATCATTGGGGCCAATTAAGGAGACGATCACTTGAGCTGTGACGGGTTGGTCGAAGGTAAGCGTGATCGTAGTGGTGTTGACAACGCTTGTGAGCACTGGACTCGTGCCCAAGATACGCCACTTATATGGCGATTGGAAGTAAGAATCGTCCTGATAATACGGTCTAGGTGTGTTGAGATGAATCCGCTCCTTGCCCCAGGTTTTCTGCTTCACTGCGCGAATCTCACCTACGTAGTATGGCAGAGAGATTCTAGCGTTGTTGTCAATCGGCGCCACGGAGATTTCAAATATGGAGTTCGGCAGATCATCACTATTCCATATCTCCTTCCAGGCGAAGTTAATCTCGCGCAGCGCATCGGTGCGAGTTAGATCAGTGCGAGAGCGGATGAAATCTATTACGTCTTTAAGCATATACTTAGTAGTATTCGGCAGCGGCGTAGCCAGTGCGGGCCGCAATCACATCGCCACCAGCATCGGCGGATTGTGCATACAAGGAGAGCACTAGCGAGCTATCAATAAGATGGTCAGGATGCACGTCAGCTTCAGCAATATACATGACTTGCTGTTTCGTGGGGTCAGCACCTTCCCACAATGTGCCGCCAGTAGGCGTGGCATACACAGTAAGCACGTCAGCGCCGATACGCATCGTGAAGTTATTAACTTGGCCCACTGTGTTGTCCACGGCGGTCGAGAATGCGATACGGAATGATTTCCACGTCCTAGACGCTGGCAGCGCCAACGTGAAGTTCATGATGTTCGTGTCGCCCACACCGATAGCTGAACCGGTAGCGACACCATTCGCACGAACTACGTAGTTATTAGATGGTTGGCCCGGTGTAAACCACTCCCATCCAGTATTCGTTCCATCGCGCCGGAATGACTGGCCAGCATTACCACCAAAACCAGACAAGCGAGAGATCAACAATTCTTCCGGGTCAATCTGCTCATTGGGATCGAAGTCTGCCCACTCTACAATGGTGCCATCCTCAAAGGTGCGCAGGAATAATCCGTGGCTGGAGATGCCACCACGAATCAAGGACATTATCGGGATGGTATTATTCGCGAAGTAGTTCACTAAACTCGCGATGGTGACGAACTGATTAACTCCTGCGAGACTTACGAATGCAGTATTACCACCACCGCCACCTACTAGTTTGTTCAGTGGAACTGTGCCGTTAGTGATGGCATTCACCACCGATACGTATTGCAGAGCATCACCAGCGGCGTTGACTTGGATGATGAAATAAGGGGACGCACCTGTTAGTGAGAGTTTGTTGATCGGGATGGAATGATCTACGAGCACGGAGCCATCAGCGAGATTCACCAATTGCCAAGATGCGCCGTCGTAGTAGTAGAATGTGCCATCCAGCACACCAAGGGTGCTTTTTAACCAGATAAACCTGGCCAAGTCTGGAGTGGCGACAACATCCGGCGCGGAGTCAGAGACGATCACGAAGCCAATAGTGCTTGTTGGGCTCGCTTGTGTGATCGCCTGCTGGACATCAGCCTTGGTGATACAAGGTAATGCTAACAGATCGACACCGGAGAGTAAGTAGGACATGCTCATATTAGTTCCCGACTTTCAAATAGTCTATCGAACACTCTTGATCGTTTACCTGGTTATTCACATCTCCACCGTCAGACATAATAGCTTGCACAACTATGCTAGAAGCACTACCGACTGTGACTAGACTACGCAGCACCAAAGAGTAACTCTGGTCCACTGTGCCATCACCCGTGCCGGGAGAATATGTGACACCAACAGAACGGTAAGAGTCAGCAATTGCAGCAGCAGTGGTTGCATTATACAGCTGAAAGGATGTTTGATTGCCAGTGTTGTGTGAAGTTAGGCCACCAATAGTGGCCGTAACGATATAGGTGCCAGCAGAAGGTAAAATAATAGCATTAGTGATTGTGCCACCAGCAAATGTCACATTAGTCAGCGTGGCTGTTACTAAGTAGTTACCACCAGCAGCAGCATAGTTTGTGTAACCGTATGTTAAGGTGCCAACAGCACCCACAATATTCGTAGAGTAAATATTCGTGGCATACAGATTAGTAACATAGATCGTATTCGCCGTAATGTTCGTCACGTAGAGATTCGTGATATAGCTATTGCCGCCGTAGTTCGTATCCGATGAATAGCTTCTCCTTATCCACAACCCATTCGTGGCCGTTGAGGAGGCAAACACAGCGAACCCATTGGTAGTGTTCGTCGCCCCCACTACCCAGGAGAATGCCCCTCCTTGTGAGTCGTTCACATTCGTCAACCCGAGGACTAAAACATTCGTGTGGACGTTGTTAGGATTGCTGGCGACCAGCTCTGCTATAGTGTTCGCAGTGCGCACGAATCGTTGCGCGAGCAGCGGGATGCAGAAACCAATGATGACCAATAAGATTACTTTCTTCATATATATTGCAACCACCTTCCAGGGTCCAGCGCAGTGAGACTTGTTGGCCGGATAACGGTTGTATCAGGCAGGCCAGTGTCAACAGCTAGGGATGCACTGTCCCAGTAGAACTGTTTACCGAAACCATCGCCGGGCGTGGAGCCACCCAAGACGAACAACAAGAACGGTGAGACGAACACATCCGGCTCGTAATCACGACCATCTTGGACGTTGTTGACCACGTAATTTGGACATTCACATGTTGGCATAGGGGGAGCGGTGTTACATAAATTCCCGCAGAACGGATTACAAGCCGAGCCGGGAGGCAATTCCGACGGAGGGGTTACTACGAGGGTGATAACGCTACTTGGAGCGTTGCAACATACCGAAGAGCAGGAAGAATTGCTTGCCTCGCCGACTGGAAATACAAGGATGGAGGACCAGAATGTGTAGTCATCATCGAGAATTGGTGCGTCTAATGAGTCAACAGACCAAATCTCGAATACAGCGTTAGGTCCAATCCTCTCCCCATTGTATAATGGGTAGTTCAGCACCGCGTCATCGTGCTCGAACAGGATATAACGAGCCCAGACGTCATCATCGGTGAGCCATCTCACGGCGGCGATGAAGTTCTCGCCGAATAAATCAATGGGCAGGAGCAACGACAAGGAGTAATCGTTAAGCAGCGGATATTCTGCCAGAATATCGCTCGCTCCTGCCCATATAGGCACAGATAGAGTGAAGGAGGG